TGAATTAACATATTCCAATATAGAGTTTTTAATTTCTGCCGTGGTATCAATTGCACTTGATCCAACTTTAACAGTTATTTTAATTTTTATAGGTATTATGTTTGGCCTATCAAACAATACGGTATAAGGTTGCCCAGTATCTTCACTTATGAAAGTAACAGTTTGATTGATCCCGCCACCGTGATTATAAGCACACCCAATCGATTTATATTCCTCTAATGCTGTTGATATTTCTCCATTATCACCGCCATCTATACATAAATATAGTGATTTAGGCAATAAAGTTACATTGTCTATAACCTCAGAAGTACTAGCATCATTCTTCCTAAAAATCAAAGAATTAACATCTGTTATTTCATATAGCCCCGATATTATAGAATTTAAAGAACCCTTAGAGCCTTTAGATAAAGTTAATATTCTATCAGCCCTAGCAGATATATCTGATTGTATATCAACCCCAAGAACACCAGCCGATGAATTGTCAATAGTTTCCCAGCCAAGAACGCCACCATCGCCGATTGATGTTAATGAATTAGCTGGACAAGGTATAGAACCCTTTGTTTCGCTAGCAAAATTAGCTTGTATACTACCTAAAACTGGAATATTTATACTTCCAACTAGAACAAATCTATCACCATCAGTAGTAACTGCGACTGACCCATCAGGTATAATAGTACCAGCAACCCCGCCAATAGTAGCCACAACAGTAGTACTAGTTGCTTGGCTTCTTTCACCATTTGTTAAAGACCAAATAGAATCAAGAAATTTTCCACCAGCAATTCTAGGGTTTATCTGATTTGCAAACAATGCTAAAACTTGCTGTATATTTGATCTTGTTGTAGTATCTGATGATATTAATATATCAGCAATAGTTCCATTTTTTGTATCTAAATCATCGCCAAAATTGGTTAAATACTCTTGTGTTACTTCATTCTTGATATCTGATGTATCAGCAATAACAACACCACTTTCTTTTATATAATTATATGACATTATTAATATTACCTAATCCGAAAGTAGTTTTTATAGTAGCAGTATACTTAAATTCATTATCCGTTGCAACAAAATCAAAATTAGAAACTTCAATAACATTATCTACTTTTTGGATTGTATCAATTATTGCAATTCTTGCCTGTGCTAAGTTTGGCACACCATTCCAGATAATATTAAATGCAGGTATACCATCATTCTGATTATATATTTTTTCACCTAAAATTGTAGAAACTGCACTTTCACAAGATTGTAGGCAAGCATCTAAACCTGTATTCATAGATATATCATTTTTTGAATTTAAAGTTAAATCATTATTTGCGTCTCTTTCAAATGAAATCATAAATTATCCTTAATTATCATTAATTATTGTGGTACTGATGTAGGTTTGTTGTTAGTTTCAATATGCACATGTGTACTACCAACATTGACATTGTTATTTTCCAATGTTCCAGTAGTTGAAACATTACCATCTATATTAACATTTCCTTCCATATTAATAGTCGGAGCTTTAATTTTTATATTATCTAATCCTAAACTAATTTTTACAGTATTATCAAAAGACTGTAAAACTAAATTATTATCGTCTTCACTATCTATTGTATAATTATTATAATTAATAGTATCAGGAATAAAAATAGAATCTTCAAATGTTATTTTTCTTTTTGTATTGGGTATGCTTTCTTTAAAGCTTTGCTTGAATAAGCTTATGTCTCTATCGCAAGACCTTATATATCCAAAGTCGCCTACTTTTACGGGCATATGGATTATAAAACCACCAGCTGATAAATGCTGTATCGGCACATTAAATATTTTAGCTCTTTGTATATTTTCAGAATTAGCTAGTATTATTTTAATTAAAGGTAATACGTTGACACTATTTTTATCTTTATTTACATTTAATACAACACATGGCAGTCTAATATTCATGCTTTGTTTAAACTTATCTAATACAGTTTTAAAAACACCTTCTAAAGTATTCTCATTGCTTTCACTCGTACTTATTGTATTAGACATTGTTTAAATTCCTTGTTCCATCAATCGATACATAAAAAGAATTACCTCTATTTTGCAAATCATAAGTAAGTCTATTAATTAACCACGAACCATTTGCATTTGGGTTAAGTGAGCTTTCAACATTAACTGTACCACCAATTTTGATATCATTATTAAAAAGTGTCTTAACTAAAACGCCTCTTTCATTAATCTCAGGTATCCCCACCATTCCATTTCTTTGAGAAATATTATATACATATCCAGTTAAAGCTGTATTTTTATTTCTTACAATTAGGTTATTATCATCAATATAAGCATTAATATTTATTAATTCATTAAGCTTTTCTACTTCCTTTAGTTTACTTCCTGAATACGAATAACTTCCGATATTTCTATCTGACGCCTCAAATATTAAGTTCAAACCAAGACCGCTGGCTATTTGTTGACTTAATACTGATAATCTTATTAACTCACCGCCACTTCTAATACTTGTTTCAACTTTCTGTAATTCTCCTGTGAAAGTTTGCAATGTTATTTTTATGTTTGGCGGTTGTGATACTGATACCATCCTTATACCACCAAAATAAATTAATGAATAGCCTGTACTTTCTCTACCAGCGTAAACATATACTTTCTTGTTAGCTATTTGTCGATCTAAAACATTAGTCTCAGTTAGTATTTGATTTCTAGTATCCTCGCTTAGATTAGATATTGATATATTAAACTCGTTAGGTATTTCATTTGAAGATTTTGAGCCTGTTGCAGATATATCTAAATCAGTATAACTTTTAATTTGATCTCCGATTTCTATATCAATTTTTAATAATCTTTTATTCATTGCTTAACTCTTCATTTGTAGCATAGTATAGAAACTGACTAACATTAAATTTATTATAATCAGGTAGTTCATCAGATATTGAATAAAATATAAAATTACCATTTGTTTGTTGATATTGTGATTGTATAAGAAGAGTATTAGCAATTAACATCTGATTGCTTATTATTTCAACTTGATCACGAAAAACGCTATAAAAAGTAGCATTGCTTGTAGTTCTAATTACAATCTCATATAATTCTTGATCACTCTGATATTTAAGAGATTGATTGGGCTGTATATCTAAATTTAACTTAATCATGTTTAAGAACCTATTAATTTTTCAAAAACAAAAGATGCTTGTTGTGAAGAAACAGTAACACCATTTTGGATGCCTTTTTTAGCCGTTGATTTGTCTTTATCAAATTTGGGATTATAAACAGTATCAGTACTCAATACATTGAATTGAGTTAAGTCTAAATTTATTATAATACCACTTTTAGAGCTTTCTACATGTGGCTTGCTTTCAATTAACATATTTTTATATACATTAACTTTAGTTTGGATTGTTAGCAATGTGCTACTTCTATATGCTGTATCTATATTTTCAAAAACAATATTATAATTAATTTTAGATAATTGTAATATCATTGATATTTTTATCAAATCAAAAACTTGATGATCTGCTGTTTTGCTTCCGTCTTCTAAAGGGTGCGTCATTAGCTGACTGGTATCTTTAATGTTTAGTGATGTGCATATAGCATCAGCAAAAAGTTGCTCGTATGTATCGTTGTCAAATATACCTGTTAATTGCTCGCTACTTGATAAAAAACCATCTATAAACATATTTAAGCCTCTATTCCGTCTTCAAAAGTTGCCGTAGTACGCTTTAATTGATTTTCTAAACTAGCACCAATTTGATTACTAATACTATCAACATCTGTAGCCTGTGTACTAATCTCTATTTTATCTATATTAATATTTCTTGTAGATTGATTATTTAATGATTTTGAATTTGATATAGAATTGCTTGTCATATTATTAAGCGGTGATGTTTGTTGTTTTTTTAAATTTTCAATTTCATCTTGAGTATAATATTGTATATTCTCAGCAGTCACTCCAGCAGGTAAATTTTTTACAAAATCTTTTTGTTTTTTAAATCTTTCTGTTTGATTTCTTTCTGCCTCTTCATCTTTTAATAACCCCATGAATACAAGGGCTTTTTTAATATTCCCTATTAGACTATCAACAAAACTAAATACACCCTCAATCGCTTTTGTAAGATTCACAGCAAAGAAGTTAAGCAAAGGTTTAAAAGCATTAAATACATCTCTAGCAACTTTTACACCAAGCCTAAAAAACTCTTGAATAAAATAAATTGCAAATCCAAAAGCATTTGATATTGCACTTCCAAGACCAATAATAGCATTTCTTATTGACTCAATAGCTTCATCAGAATAACCAAGCCATTTCAATAGCTCGCCAAAAGCACTAGAGCCACCACTTAAAAAAGTTGAAATATCATCATATAACAAAGCAAATAAAACTATTAAACCAGCAATAACTGCACCTGCTAAATAAAATGGTGCTAATGCTATTACGCTTGCAATCGCAAGACTCGTCATCGCAGGTAAAGCATAAGCAGTTATTGCTACAGCTAATGCTATAAATACACCTTTCATTAATTCTTTATGTTGCGACATGAATTCTATGCCATCTTGTAACTTGTTTAAGAGATATCCAACCGCTGGCAATATTTCAGCACCTAAAGTCACAAAAAGACTTCTAAAAGATGTCTTACTGTCGGCAACTGTATTATTGAATTTTTGAAATATATTAGCTTGTTCATTAGTAACGCTAAATAGTTTTTTTTGTGCGGAAACTTGCTTTTCAACTTCAACCCTACCCTCTTGTAATAATCTGATAGTAGCTTCATCTAGACCTAGTTTTTGTCCTATCCCAGCACTCTCTGCCTTTGACATATTAGAAAAAGCATCGGCAAGCTCGGGTAAGGTATCAAGTACACTTTTAGCTTTACCATCTGCATCAATCATGCTAATGCCTAATCTCTGCATATACGGGAGTATCCCAGTATTACCAGTAGTCACAAATTCATTAAAGCTACTATTAAGACTTTTAACTATACTTTGAAAACCACTTACAGAGCCACCAGACTTTACTACAACTTCTTGATATGAAGCTAAAGCGTTTGCATTTTCGCCATACATCTCAGCAGTCTTGGCTAGATTATCAATATAATCAGATGTTTGCGATATACCTTTAGATAAAGCTGTGAAGCTTAATAATGCAGTTAATGCACCTCCAGCAGTAGCTATAAGTGTTCCAAAGCTACCAGCCATAGCATTAGCCGTTTTATCTGTTGCTTTGAGTCCATCGTCTAATTTCTTGTTTTGTTTTTCTGCTTCTTTTTCGCCTTTGACTAAAGATGAAGTATCAGCTTGAAATAAATATAGAAAACTTTCTGCAATTGCCATTATTAGATAACCTTAATTTATATAATTACATTATACAATATTTTATTAATTTATATAATTATTTCTTTTTACTTGCTTTATTCTGTGCGTAAATTTCTTTTGAAATATTAACTTGTATAATCTCAAGCATATTTGAGTAGTCTTCATAATCATATATCGTACTAAGCTCATGCAATGTAGCGAACTTATTTGTCATTATCGAAGCAACTCCATCATCGACATTCACATATCTATATGGTGAGTCATCAGTACCGTTGTACAATCTACACTTTTTTCTAGTTTTCATAAATTCTATATTATATAGAATTAACTGAGTTTCTAACCTTAAAAGTGTCTCCGCATCATTAATATATTTATTAATTTTATCTTCATCATCTAAAATAATATAACTAGCACCATCATAGTAAGATACATATTTTAATAAACTTAATAATGTTTCATTATCTATTTTTGGAATATTTTTACTGTCAAAAGGATATATTTTCAGAATGTCAATAAAATGAAGTGCAGGTATTCTGCTAATTTGGTATTTTAATTCAATATCATCAATATCTTTAATTTGTATAATCTTGGGCTTTATTAACATTATTAATCCTATTATGTTAAATTAAAGACAAGTGATATCATTTTTTCATTTTAGTGTAAATATCGAAAGCGGCCACTTTAAATTTATTAACGCAACTATCAACAAAATTATCATCTTTTATTTTGCTTAAGAAAGAAGATAAAAACCCTCTGCTTTTTTCAAACTTTAAAAATGGGAAGTTATATTTAAACATCTCTAGCTCTATCAACATTAGAGTAGTAGTATCAGTAACATATGAGTTTATAACATGATAACTATTTAATGCTATTGGTTCATCGTTTCCATTGAATCCCTCAACATAACTCATAAGCTTAATCATTAAAGCTTCATTGACTTTATACTCGCCAACTTTTGGTATTAAAGAAGATGGATACCCAGCCAAAATCTCTCTGCCAACAATTGCAGGCAAACGACTAATATTGAATTTTAAAATGTTACCATCGATATTAGTTATCTCTATTAATTTAGGTTTTATTAGCATTTTATTTGTCCTTTTTAAATATTATAATTAACCTACTTTATTTTCAAATCTAAAAATATAACTCTTTGTTTTAATTCTTCCACTACTCGCAATAGAAGATCCAGGACTACCATCTAAGATAATTCCTTTTCTAAGCACAATTGGTCTTAGATTAGGATATATAATAGTTACAGTAATACTATCTTTAGCAGATGCTTTGCCTTTAGCACCTCTATTTGCTTCATGTAATACACTTAAAGCTATATCATCAACACCATTTGGAACTACAGCCAAAGTAAACTCTATTGGTTTAGGAGTAGTCCATGACAACATGTCGCCATTAACACCCATCGCTGTTTCTGATAATTGTAGATTTGCGAAATCAAGAGGGTCTACATCATCAGCAAGTTGAGTTACTGGAAAGCCTACAGGAAAAGTCTTGCTTCCTGCTACAATAATTGTAACGCCATTACCCGAAATATCCATTTTTATCTTCCTTATATTAAATTAGTATGTGTGAACCAGTAATTTTATTTATAGAATCTGATTTGCTATAAATAATTGTATAATTAGCTAAATATTGTACAACACCATCAACTGTTTCAGATGTAAGCTCAACATTTAGCCAAAAACCCTGCTCTTGAACACTTCTGTAAGCGTTTTCATCATTAGATATTTGACCGATATATAACTTTTGAGTGTTAGTTAATGATTTACCTACAGATATAACACCATTTTTTAAAGCTTCTTCGATAACACTTTGTAGTGTTAATGATATTTGACCAGCTCCGCTAGCATCCCAAGGTATTTGCTCTAATGCTAGTTGTAGCTCAATTAGAGCTGAACCGCACGCACTCTTGAACCAAGCTTCATTTATAAATACATTTTCATAGCTAGGGTCTACAGCAAGACCCATCAAATTACCTCTTTGATAGAAAGATATATTTTGACCTGCTGTTTGAGTTTGACCATAGTAATTTATTCTTAAGCTATCTAATACATTAGACTGTGCAGTCTCTGTAACAGATGGAGTTAAACTAGCCTGCTGATACATATAATTCTTAACTGAATTAGCTTTTGAATAATCAGTTGAAGCAGCAATACAAGCAGGCATCATCTCGTGGTACTCATTAGCTACACTAGAAGCTAAAATAACATCTACACCGCCATATATATTTAAAGCATCATAATGAGCTTGTGCATCATCATAGCTTGTTGAAGTTAAGTATAAATATCTATTGTTTTGTAATTTAGCCCATTTAGCAACTTCTAATTTACTATCAATAGTAAATGAATCCGTAAATAAGAATGTAACAAAATTAGTACTTAAATCAGCAGTAGCATCAAGCGTTTCTGTTATTGTTTTTTCATTTAATCCATTAGAAAATATAGCTGAAGCATCCCATCCCAACAAGCTAACAATATCAGTACCAGACAATGATGATGCTACGCTAATCGTAGCAGTTACAGCATCACCACTAACTAAGTCAAAAGAACTTCTAGTAGCATTGTATGATACTGTAGCAGTTGAAAATTGTGTATCTGATACTAATTGTATCTGTGTTTGTATTAATAATGCAACATCAGCTAAACTAACAGCAGATGATAAATCAGTAGTAATTAAGTGAGTAATTCCGCCTATTTCTAGATTAAACGTAGCATCTGAAATAGAAGTAAAATCAGTTAATACTTTTTGATTTGTGCCACCAAAAATTAAAGAATTAGAATCGGTTGAATTATATTTATAGAAACTAATCTTATTTGGCGATGTTATGCTCTTAGATACAAAACCAAAATAAAAAGAAGCTCTTCTATATTCTTCGGAACTAGTACCAAAATATAAACCAACCTCAGAAGCAGAATCAAATTCTACAACTGTGCTGGTTGGTATTAATGCATTGCTACTGATAATTCTAAGAATTGGCTCTACTCGTGCTACAGAAGCACCAGCACCAACGCCTGATGTTATATCAACATATTTTATGAAATTAATCGCCATTTTAAACCTCTTTTACTGTTTGGTTAATTTTATCTATTTTATTTATATTATATTCTAATTCTTGAGTATGTATAATAACAAAATCAAAACTAGGGTTATATTGATAATTATCTGCCCCATTTGTGAAAGGAGTATTTATAATATTACTTATTCTTAATATTTCTAAGTTATTTTCTTTTAGTATATTAATTGTTTCTGTACTTTGCAATATCATTTTAACATAATTACATAAATCTTTTGCTGTTATAGTAAGATTTTCTATGTCTTGCTTCAATATTGTGTTTACTTGAAATTTTGTTTCAGATACTTGCAACTCTTTATATATTAATTTATTTTGTTCTTTATCATATGTTGAGTGTCTACTCATATGTCCAATATCATTATCGCCAACATTGAAGAAATAAACGGTATTCTCGTTTACACCTTGTTTGGTTGGTTGATAATTAAGAAGCACATTAGCATCAATATTAAGAGATGTTAAGCCATTTATAATTATAGGTCTTATAATTCTTACAATATCATAATCTAACACACAGAACCCCGCTCCAACCGTTATAAACATACCAATCTTCTTTATCTAGTACTTGGTAAGTATCATTACCGTACAATATTCTATCACTAGAAGTGTTATTGTCTATTTCTGTAATTTCTGTATTAGTATATAAAATTCTATAATGTTTGTTAATATCCAACCCACGCTGTGCATACAAACTTGAAGATACAACTTGGAAGCTTCCAGATATCTGCACTGGATCTTCATAGGTTGAAACTAACATACCAACATCATTACTTATATTGCCCAAAAACTTTTTATAAAAAATAACTTCTTTACCTATTGCACCTCCTATAGCATTAGAAGCAATATTATATAAGTTACCAATCATTTGCTCACCTCATAATTTACAGCATCAAGCATATAACCAGTATCTATAAGAGGTTTAGAAAATCCCTTTCTGTCAATAGTTGATTGTGCTAATGCTGGAGCTGTTAGCTCTTTTATTGATGTTTTTATATCACCTTTAACAACTAACCCCAAAGTCTCAAATGAGGTCTTAAAATCGCCCCCACGAGCGAAGTCTTTCTTAATCATGAAATCAAAAGTCTTCTTCCATTCCCCAGACTTTTTTAATGCCTGCCTCATAAATGGTCGTGGAGGTTGTCTTTTTTGTGGAACTCCATATTCATTGGACATTGCAAC